ATCAGTAGCGTAATCACGAAGCATACCAGAGCAAGAGTTGCGAAATTCATAAAGTCGTTCGTCGTGATTGCCACGCAGGAAATGATTGCTCGCGCCGCCCTCGAAGAAGCGACGCAGGAAATCGTTACCTTGTTCCCAGTCGTCGGCCAGCGATGCGGCTTTCTCCTCGTCGGATGCGCCACGGCGGAGGTTCCTAAAATCATACGCATCGCCTGCGTGTACCCTGAGTTCCGGCCTCCAGTCTTTTATGAAAGACCATAGCGCGCCGACGCTCGCCTCATCAGCCATGTCGCCATGATTGTCGCTGACGACGATGAAGCGTTGTGCGCCTTTAGACATCGAGTGCGTCGCTTAGTTCGATCGAGGTAAGTCCACCGCCAGCAAGCAACGTCTCGGCCTTGGCTGCAACGTAGAGTTGAGCGAGGACTTGATGGTCGGCGAGTGCTTCCGCTCCGAGATACTGCGTGAACTTCGCGCCGCTGAGTCGCAGCTTGGCGATGACTGGCACGAGGTAATCTGCACCAGCCTGCGCGTGTGCTGCGTCGAGGTAGAGCGCGAAGATCGCCGACGCCTCCAGCGTTGAACGGTCGTAGCGATACGACGTGAGGCGAATATAATTGCCAGAGATACCGGACGGCAGAGCGATTGTTTTTTGGAGAGCCATGTTAATTGTATTCGGTGAAGTCGAGATTGAACCGATAATTGCCCGCACCAATGTTGCTTCCGTCCAAGGTCGCCGCGCGAACGTAAGCAGTCGAGGAACTATTTGAGGCATGGTCAAAATCGTAAGCGGCAATTAGGTTTGCATCGCTCGCGCAACCGCCGACGCCGACGTCTGGCTTGGTCGAGAATCCGCGGTTGGAAATGTCCACCGAGAATGTCTCGGTCGGCGAACCGCCAGAGAGTGCGACGACTGCGGACTCTTGAAACACGGCGGCGACTTGGCGCACGCTTGATGCGGCGGATGCGCCAGTCTTGATGCCGCTCACGCTGACGTCGCTCTTATCCTGTGCGCTTACACTGCCAGCTCCAATAAAAGCATTGTTAGCGGCTAATCCAACATAAACCCAAGACGATGCGACGCCGCTGCGATTAACCGCGCGCAAGAAAGTATATCCGGTTGAAGGAGTCGCCGCATATAAACACATCGTATTGGCCTTGGTTGAGACCAACGAGTTTGATCCGCCAGCCTCGCCAAACCAAGTGTAGTCCGTCGCGCTGCTGCTATCCGTCGCGGTCGCTTTGATTTCGTAGTGATCAAAATCCGTCTCGGTGTTCGGAGTCCAAGATGCGCGCGTGCCGAAGTAGTATTCGCGCGTGCTCTCGATGAGTTTGGGAGTAACGCCAACCTTCGACAAAGTTGAACCGCTCGGCGTAGCCGGTGCCGTCGAGTTGTTCGGCGCGGTCTGTGTGCCACCGCTGACGATGTTGCTTGCGATGCCGAACGCGCTGAACGCTTGCACGGCGATTTCGTAAGTCACGTTCGGTGTCAGGTCGTCGATTGATGATGTGCTGCCTCCGGTGCTGCGCTGGTCTGCGACAATCCATCCCGCCGTTCCGCTCTTGCGGTAAAGCACGTTCATGATGACGCAGCGCGTTGTGAACGCTGGCACATTGACGACGATGCGCGCGAGCGTAGTGCCGTCTCCGCTCAAATAAGTTCCGGTCGTGTTTACCGTTGGCGCGCTTGGGTCGGCTGGCGGCGTGCTGTCCGTCTGCCCAGCGGTTACGGCCACCGCGGTCGCGCTCGCGCCGGTGCTCTTTGCGCTTTGATTCTCGCTGCGGTCGTAGGCTGAAATCCAATAATAATACGTCGTGCCGAGCGTGAGATTGACGTCCACGAATCGGCTCGCGCGCGTCTCGGCAATCTTCGTCGCGCCGCCCGAATCGTTGCTCGTGTTACGCCAAACGCCGTACTCGCCGAAGTCAGGTTCGGTGTTGTCGTCCCAGTCGAGCGATATGATTTGCCCAGTACCGGCAATGGCCGTGAGTCCGGTCGGTGTCGCTGGCGGCGTAGTGTCCGGCGCGACCGTGACCGAGCTGGTGACGTAGCTCGTGCTGATTTTGAAGTAAGATTCGCCGAAGATTCGCACGTCGTAGTTCGTGCCGATCTTCACGTCGGAGCTGATGTAGTCTTCGGTCTGCGCGCCTTCGACTCGGCTCCACGTCAGGTAGGTCGTGCTCGTGCTCGGCTTGTATTCGATGACGACGGCGCCACCGCTTTGGATGAACTCCTCGGCTGGCGGCGTCCACTTTACTTTAATGCGCGGAATTGCCGTGCCGTCGGCTTGGATGAATTGCGTGGTGCCGTCTGCGGTGAGCGCGAGACTCGATGGCGCGCCGAGCGTGAACGGGTCGGGCAACGTCGTGTTTGGCGAGTCGGCGACATAAACTTGATCGGCCACCGTCCACGAGTAAACCGAGGACGCGGTTTCGCGCAGAGTCATGTCAATGTAAAGCTGCGGCGGATTGCCGTCCGTTGCAAAGTGCCACTCCATCACCTCGAAAACCTTCGATGACCAACCGAGCTTTGCGTTGGTGATCATGACCGTGTCGCCCGCGCGAACTTGCATCGCCTCTAGGCGAAAGCGTGCGGTGAACGTGATTTCTTCGCGCGCGCGGCGTAGCTCAATGACGGCCAAGCGTTGAGCGCAGGATGCGGAGGTTGTGAATGGCAGAACGACGTCGCGGTAATAGCGCGTGTTGTTGTCGTTGGTAACGTAGGTCGCCGACGAGATCGTTGGGAAGTCCGACACTTGCCAGCCGTTGCTTTCGCTGACGTAAACGCCTTTTACCGAGTTCACGCGGTCGCGCGCGCTCGTGCGCGTTTGGATGTTCAGCGGGCCGACGAAGTGCTTTTCGGTGAGCGTCACCGTTGGGATGCGATAGCCGCCGGCATAAGGAACAACCTTGCCGCCAGAGTACGCGATGAGTCCGCCCATCGCCGAGAGGAGCTTGCCGATGTTCTCGTCTGGTGACGCGCTCGTGGCGATGACGCCGTTGCACTCGTAGCGGTTTTCGTAGGTTGCCGGTACCGTGATCGGCTTCACCTCGACGTCCTCGTCGCAGATGTTAGCGGCTGCATTGATGGCGGTGACGTCGATCTCGGTCGCGTCCATGCCCATGCCGACAGCCGAGTCGGTGAGATAGTCACGCAAGCACAGCGCAGGATTTGCCGAGTAAGCCGTCGTGCTCGTGCGCGTATCTAGTACCTTCTTGCCTTTGATGACTGCCGAGATGTTCGGAATACCGCTTGGAAATTTCTCGGTGTCCCAAGTTAGGCGGACGTATAGGTAAGCGATGCCTTGCAGACGATGGTCAGACGTCCATTTACCGTCCGTCAGACTTGCCGTGTCGTTGATTAGATCGGTGTCAGCCGTCTGATAGGACTCGCCAAGATGCTTATTCACGCGCGCGACACCGTTGTAGAAACCTGTCGGCGTATTGCTTACAAGCGGAACAAGATCGTCGTTGAAATAAACTTCCTCGATTTCCTCAATCTCGTGGCCGGCCAGAGCAATCACGATGTGCAAATACTCGTTTTTGCTTCCGGTCGTGGACATATAAACCACGGTGCCAGATGCGCGGCATCGACCATAAATAATGTTTCTCGCAGCGATTGGTGAGCGAACCATCTGCGAGCGTTGAGAGAGCGAGGCGTCGGTGTAGCTCGGAGCCTTTGGCGCGAGTAGCTTAGACGCGGCCATTGATGCTGCCGTGATAGCAACAAAGTTTAGCACGTACGTGATCGCTGTGGCGATTGCAACGCTGTTGAAAGCGTTCATGAGCGCGACCCAAACGAAAGGATTAGCAAAGACTGGCATGATTAGATTTTCCAGAAGCGCGTTTCCACGCCGTCGTTTAAGTTAGCAAATTGAAGTCCATCCTTGCCGACGAAAGCTGCCGTTGAACCAAGCATGATTCCCATCGTGTCGCCGTTGCCGCAATCGCGCACCGCAATGTCACCGCGCGCCGCGAATCCTTGGCTGATTGGCTTGAAGCCTAGAGGTTCCATGTGTGCTTGAATAGTTCCAATCAGTCCACCGTGTTTTTCCAGCACGCGCACGCCAGAAAGCGCACGGTCATAAGTGCCGCGCAAGGTCGCCGCTGGGTCGAGTCCGGTGCAAAGCTCAATCCAGTCGGCTCCGAATAAGCAGCAATCGTTCACGCCCCAAGCGAAAGGCTCGTTGCGTTTGCGGTCGATGTAGGCGGCGAGAGCTTCCGGCCAGTTGGCGCAGCGTGTCGGCATGGTTAATCGTAAGTTGTCGGGCCGTAATTGCCGCCACCGCTATCATCGACCGGAGCTGAAAACTTCGCGTTGCCCCAATAGATTTCCTTTTCTTGGATTGAGTTCACAAACTCCAAACCCTTGTCGCCCGAGTAAAGGTTTTTCTGCTCCTCGTCCGTGTATCTCACTTCGCGCGGACGCCGAAAATCCACAAGCTTGTTTTCGGCAGTCATGCCAATGGTCGCGTTCTGTCCATCGTCGTTGATCGACATGACGTCCATGCGACCGGAGAAGATCGTGATTGGAGTCGAGACAAGCGCGCCGCTGGAATCGAGTGCGCCAAACATTATCGAGCACGCCTTGCCTTGATAGTTCTCGCTGAGTGCGACGGCGATCAAAGCGGTCGGCACTCCTGAGAGTTGCATCGAGATACCGCGCGCGGCAAGGTCGGTCGTCTCCTCGACTGGCGAAATCGTGCCGAGCGTGCCAATGCCGAGATAGCCGGTGCCAGCGTAGGTGATCGTGCCGTAACCGCTCCAAAGATTAACCGGAGTTTCGAACGAGAGCGACGCGAGAATGATCGGAGAGAGTTGCGACGCGCTGACCTGCGTCGTCATGTCGTTACTGAGAGAGCGACCTGCGGTGGTTATGCTCATTGCGCGACGTCCTCCATCACGTTGAACGACACGCCGTAAAACTTGGCGGTGTCGATGCTCCATTGCGTCGAAGGCTCGGCGAGGCGGAACACGCCTCTTGCCGCTCGAAAAGGCGATACGGCTGGGCTGTAAATAATTGAAGTGCCGCCAGCGTAAGACGAGCGCAAGACTGGAAACACGTCCACGGATGACGACGAGTTTACCTGCACTATTTTGTAAAGCGAGGTGCCAATTTCAATCCAGTCGCCCGCAGCAAAGGTGGTTCCACCTGTCGCACCGCTAAAGGTTAGCGTCGTGCCATTAGCCGTAGCCGATGACACGGTAAGCGTGCCAGTCACGGTGCCGCGTGGCGTCGGGTTGGCGAAGTCTTGAAAGTAGAACGTGCCGCGCTGCGCCATGAGCAGAAACGATACGACCTGTTCCGCAGCCGTGCGCGTCATTGGCGGGCAATCCACGGTGCCAATCCAGCCTTGGCCTTGCCAGTTGTATTGCTGCACCTGCATCGTGAACGGCGAGACGTTGCGCGAGACTGCGCTGAGTCCGGTCAAGGACAGGCGCGAGGCTTCAAGCGCAGCGGGCGGCGTGAGTGGATAGGAGATGGCCATGATGTTTACGCGAAGGCTGAACGATACGCGCCGCCACGGCGCACCATGTCTGGAATCTCGGCCTTGAGGCGGCGACGTTCTTGTTCCAAGATCGGGCCAAGTTCATTGCGCGTGACGCCAGCAGCAATGTTGTAGTTCACATTGATCGAAGGGCCAGCGGAGCCACCGCCTTGGTTCATGTTGGAGTTGGAAACTATGGAGCCGCTGGCGCGCGGCACGAATAGTTCTGGGCCGCGTTCTCCGACGACGTAAGGACTGTTCGCGGATACTGGGCCACCGTTTGCGCGGAAGATTCCTTGCAACGCGCCAGAGATTCCAGCGGCGAGAGGTTGCGTGATAGTTTGCTGAAATACCAATCTAAGCAAATCACGTCCTACTGCTTTTAGAACATTTTGTAATTTTTCACCGCTTAAAATTGCGTCCTCAAAACCTTGTGCAATTATGCTTCCAGCATTTTCGCTCATTATCGCAAGTTGCGACATTGCAGGAATTGCCTTATTAGCATTTTCATTTGCAGCAAGTATTCGTGATGCCATATCTTCAGCATCACCAGCAGCAGATGCGTATGCTGCGCCAGCAACACCCAAAGCTTTTGCTGCATTTTCTGCAGTCATTCCTTGAGTTTCTTCTAGTTTAGTAATTCTTTCAATTTCCTCCATGTAGATTTGAAGCGGACTGCGTATAGAAGAAATTGTTTGCTCATACTTTTGCAGATTTGCGTTCCTGATTGCCTGTAAATCATTTGTCGCACGCATCATTCTAGAAGTTCTATCTTCAGAAACGTCGGCGGTTTTAGCGTGCTCAACAGCAAACTTTGCGGCTTCTGCATCTATTTTTGCAGCCTCCATTGCAGACTTATCTTCTTCGGAAATTGCTTTTACGGTTGGAGTTGGCGTACCTTCTTGAAGCATTGGGCCTATCAAAAGTCCTTCTGGCCGAATCCTCATTCTGGATCGTTCCATTTCAGTTAGAAACTTTTCTAAATAATTTTGCGCTCCAACAAATGCTGATGCAGCACCAGCTTTAACCTTGGCAAACATTACTTGAAAACTATCTCCAGCCCGATCAATGTTTTTGATTTCTCTGTCCGTTAATTTGATCGAATCAAATCCTTTGCTGATTTCATCAAATCCAACAGCAGCAATTTGACTCAGAGTCTCTTTCATCTTTGGGCCAATCTTAGCTCCAAAAATGTCAGCAATAGCATTATATGCCGCTTGTTTATCCGTAGCGTTTGCCAAGCTGATGGCTATAACTTCCCATTGTTTGTCGATAGATAGCGCACGCAAACCTTCTCCG